GGTGTCATCAGTGAAGTCACCAGCAGCAGCAGCAGTTGCCTTAGCAGGTGCGATGTATTCTGCCTTATGACGCTCATCACCATTGTGTGTAGTGTATGTTTGATACTGCCACCAACCAGGACCAGTGATTCCACGTGTCTTGTTTGATGCGATTGCTCTTTCAGTAGTATCAACAAATACTAATTCGTAATCAACACTATCACCACCCTTAACTACATACTCAGCAACTGCCTTTGGTGCAGTACGTCTGACAGCACCACCAAGAGTACCATTGGTGCTCCCTGCGTATGCTTTATGTAATTCGATTGATGTTGTGCTGGTTACTTCTCTTACGAGATAGTTAACGCTATTCAACACTAGAATATCTCCAACGTTAACTGCGTCTGCTGCATTCTTGGTAACAGTAGCGTCAGCATTAGTGACAGCGACGTTATTGCCGAAGGTAGCAGCGTCTATTGTACCAAAGACTGCCATGAGTTTCTCCTCTGAGAATTAATTTCCTATAATTTATTTATAAGCCCTAAGATTCAAGCAGTGCTTTCTGGAGAGCAATAACAAGTTCATCATCCACTTTGTTTCCAGTTTTTGCTGCTGCTTTCTTTAGTAACTTAATCAAAAAATCTTTGATAACTGAGTCCAGATCCTCAGGAATTCGATCCACTGCCTTATTAATGATGCTAATAGCAATAGGCATTAAAAAATTAACCATGATTATAAACCAATTTATAGTGATCTATATATACGGTTACTTAGGGTCAGCGATATCGATCATGTATTGTCTGTCATGATCTCTGGTCATCTGTGCTAAACGTTGACGCATGCGCTCGGATATCTCCTTCTTAGCTGCACTGTCATCTATCTCTGCTTGCTTAACTTCTTCGGAGTGGTCTGTCGGTGCAACCTCTTGTGTCTCCTGTGGAGTCTTAGCTTTGACACGCTCTTTCTTTGTCTCTGCGAAGGCAGCTGCTGCCTTCTCTCTGATGTCTGACATCGCAGAGCGTATGTTTGAATTCATAGTTTCGGACATTAGATCCTCCTTCTTGGGGTTAATGGTAACATTACCCTTCTTCTTTGTAGCCATCCGTAGAGCGTTATCTTTAGATGCATTATTAGGTTTAGTCATTCAGTTCGCTCTCCAAAATCTTAGCAAGTTCTTCCTCTGAGAATAACCCAGACTCACGTAACTTACTTACCAGTTCAGAATCCCCAGTAGACTCTTTCTTGACATCACCTTTCTCATACCATTTGCCATCTCCATCGTCGTCCTGCCACCTCTTAGGTTTCTTAGACTTCTTTGCTTCAGGCAATATATTTATACGTTCTGCAAGCATTGCTTCGTGCAGATCTTGTATGTCAATTCCGATTACTTGTTCGTTGGCAGCTTGCAGACCCATATCTTCGGGTGCTTTTGCGGTCTTCTCACCTTTCTTTCCGATGATTATGTAACGACCGTCTGCTTTTCTACCAGTGATGACGAAAGAATTACTACCATGATTGACGACACGACCTATGTTACGATCTTTGTCGTGCTCTTTCTTCTTCTTGGCAATAGTCTCTCTGTCTATGGGGAAACCCGCATAGCCTTCTACAATTGGCTCCCAAGTATTAAAAATCTCCATGACCTTGCTCATCCCATCCTTTAGTCTCTTGGTGGGAAGAGTGGTTCCCTCTTCTAGGGAATTTAAAATTCTCTGCTGGTCTTGCTGAGTGTAACCCATCAAGGCAGATGATACAAGCATTTCTAGTGTCATTGGTTTAGCCAAAAGAATGGTATAGTTTCCTTTACGTTATTATTTAGTTTCAACAGGTTTTCTAATCTCAGCTCTGAAGTCACTAAACTTCTTAACTGATTGACCTGGTGTCATGTCTTGTAGTGCTGCTCTAAATGTATCTGTACCTATCTTCCAATCGTTTCCACTGCCATCATCAGCAGAGTAATTAGACTGGTCCTTACTGGTATCAGCAGCATATATCTGTGTAGCATTTAACTGTCCTAGGTCATCAGTTACTTCTGTAACGTGTTGTAACCAGGCACGTACCTCTATATTCCTTTCATCTTTCATAATAATATAGTTAGTTCCACGGTGGACAACATGTCCTCTTAGACCTGTGTCATCATGCTCTACTAGAGCACCGACCTTAAAGATTTGGTCTAACATATAGTGGTCTCTGAATGCTTCAAAGTCTAACTTAGGTGCATACTCCCACACTGTTCCTGAGTGCCAACCTGCACCTTCCTTAACAGTCTTCTTCTTCTTGGTGTCTTTCTTCTTACTCTCCTTCTTAGGAGGTGTCATACCAGCGATGACATCCTTCATCAAAGTCTTACTGTGCTTTTTACTGGTACCTTTAGGCATACCAGCATGGAATGAGTCATGGTCATCACCAGAAGCATGCTTCCTCTGTGCAGAAGCACTTAGTTTCTCAGTTGGATCCTCACTCTTAGGGTCACGTTTACCAGCAGACTTGATTTGAATACTCTTGAAATCATAATGGATTCCATTGTATTTTGAGGTAAGTTTCTCGAATTCTTTTACTCGGTCGTCACCTACGACCATTGTTACGTGTTCTTTACCTTCGTCATTCAAGTCACGTAATATATCGAAGACGTTTCTCTGTCCTTCATTGTTTTGGATAGCATCCTTGTGCCCCTTAAACAACTTACGCATGTGATCAACCTTCTGTTGAGCACCTAAGGGATTCTTCTTATGATCCTGAGATCTTGAGGGATAGATTCGATAGTTACCTGAGTCTCCACCATGTGCCTTAACAGCATCGAGAAGTTTCCCATGACCAGCATGAGGAGGATTAAACCTACCGAAAGTGATTGCAACATGATTGTCTGCCTCTTGGGCTTCCTTCTTTTTCTCAGCGGGGGTCTTACCCTTTGCTGCTGTTGCTTCTTTTAGAAACTCTATAAATCTCATTAACCCCAGTCCTTTGCGACGGTAAAGTTAGCTCTGGAAAACTCCAGTCTATCAACAAGTTTGAGTGCTGCGCCATCTTTAATGGCAACAAATCCCTCAGGACTTGTAGCTCTCATTCCATTCTCGGTTTCCAAGAATGTGCCTACTGATTTAATCTTCACAAGTTTATTTATGACAAGACCTTTAGCAGACATCAAATGTTTAAACCCAGTTAAGGCATACACCATACTAGATCTGTTAGTATTTAGGTATTTTAATGCGTCAGTCTTCTTCTTTGCCCAGTCTGTCTTAGATACTAGAGTCTTCTTCTTTGCTATCTCTGTATCATACTTCTTATTAATGAAGTCTGCAAACCCTGCTGACATAGCACTAGGGATAGGCACTACACCACCTCTAACTACTTGGTTAAAATATATCTTAAACAGTGCAGGGATAGTAAATGGTCCCTTACCTCCTTGAATGCCATCTATAAACCCTCTGCCCTGTGCTAGAGAGCGTGTTGCTTGAGCAATAGACATGTTTAAAGCATTCTTTTCAGTGACAGTTAGGTTTGCCATGCCATTAATATTCTGAAACTCAGAGGAGAATACTGCAACCTCAGGGACACGTTGTAAACCTGATACATCACACCCAAATCCAGCAGACATTGCTGAGATACTCTCACCTTTATATTCCGTATGGAATACTATACCCATCTTACTAGAAGAAACCTTACTACCTAAGGCTGAATACTTAGGGATAGTATATGTAATAGTATTAGGTTTGAATCTATAATGAGGTTTCTTATCCTGTGCTATCAGTGATGGAGTAGAATCATATAGTAAATCACCCTGCAAGACACCCTCTATAGGTAACTTGGAGAGATATATGAGACACTTCTTAAGTATCTGTCCTACTGTAGACCCTGCATAGTATCTGTCTGCATCTCCAGCAGAGTATACAATCTTAGGGTCACTCTTATTGAATACACTCTTAGTGCCAACAAAAAACTTACCAGTCTGAGGATTCTTACCACATATAATAGCAGGAGCACCGTCCCACTTGGTTGTGACCTTCACGTTACCACCACCCTGTCCATCTGACAGCATGTCACGTAAGGACTTCAGGAAGTTAACAGAATTAGTTGCACCAGCATATCCTTGGTTGAATATATCATCTTCTAGGTGCTCTAGGTGTGTGTTCTTTGCCATGTCTGTATTATAGCAGGGTCTCTGGGGTTATGGGGTGGGGAGTGGACACTTTATAAACCTACTCAAGCTTATAGTAAGGTGCTGAGATGCTTGACTTGGATGAAGCATACAGTAAGAAATCTTCACAGAGTTGGTCTTTCTTTGCCTTAGGTTTAATGCCAGATATTATATCAAATAATTTAATGCACTGCCACTTAGAATATAGGAAGGGATTGGTAGCTTTAGTTGGGTCACCTAGTATCTTATCAATTTCACCCTTACTTGCCTTAGCATAGGTCTTCAGACCTCTTTCAATGTCCGCTAGAAGCACGTCACTCCCACTTGTTACCATCCTAGCAGCACCAGTTGGTACCTGAAACGCACCACCAATATGATTCTTAATCAATAGATTGATAGGTCCTAGAGATATCTTACCTTGGTTTGCTGAGGCACCCTTGACTTCACCCTGCCAACCAGTAAGATTCTGACCACCAAATGTCCTGAACTGTATCTTAACACCTGTATTGAAGTGTATGTAACCATCTAGGGATGTCTTACCCATTTCAAACCGAGCAAACTTGTGCTCATTCTTCTGCTTCCTATCAAAGTTAATCTCTTTAAGGTGTGCAGAAGCAGTAATCTTCTTGAGAGATACACCCATTGCAATCTTCTTCTGTATCCTCTCTTGCATACACTGATTCAATCCCTTAATACTCTCCTCCTCACCTAAGCAAGTAGCATCAAATGCTGGAGCAATGCAGTAAATATCAGCAGGAGACCACTTGTTAATGTCCATCCTGATACCTTCCTTCTTCTTGACTCTCTTGAAGGCATCCTCAATTCTATCTACAGTCTTAGACCCTCTGTGGAAAACATAATTGCTACCCACTTTAGTGAGTAACTCTGCTGCTCCTCTATCACATGAGGTTATCCAATCCTCTGTCAATTCTTTTCTTATCTTCTCACAATCATTCTTTGCTACATCACCTGGGATGTCAAACTTCCTTGATGCTGCTCTTATATTTTTGATATCAAATACTGTACCACTGTCTGACTTACCAGTCACTGCTCTAACAGCAGCAAATACACACTGAGCAGACTCAGATAGTTTAGTTAACTCAGCACCAGCACCACTACCACCAGCACCCTTATTCTTATATACAAATTCAGTTAATGAACCCATCGAGGATTCAACTACAGTACCAGAGAAACTAGATGGAGGCCATCCATTCCTATACTTGGTATGCTGTGTAGCATTCTGCCAATCAATGTTTTCCTTGGTCAAAGCTTCCTCAACGTCAGTCTTTGCCTTCACTCTGTCACGACTTATAACCCGTATCCTTGTTAGATTCTTGGACGGATTGCCAATGACCTCTGCTTCATACTCTTGTAAAACACTGTTGACTGCGAGAAGTATCTCGGTCTCAGTATTATTAGCCATTAAAAAGAGGGTATCTCTACCCTCTATTTATTCCTTTGTAATGGTGTAGGAGGTTGGGTTCCTGTGTACCAACAAGAGACGGGCATTACTACAGTTAGTAAAACATCTCTGCCTGAGACCCCTTGGTAAGGGTTCTGGTATTAACCAGCGAGCACCACCTCTGCCTCATCACCTTAACCAGCTAGATGCCAGAAAGTTTATTCAGTCACTC